TCTCACCCTGTAGAATTTCGTTGTGGCATTGATAATTGTAAACCATTCGCATTAAAGGAATACAGTAGAAGAGCTAAATTAACTCATGATACTATAAAGGAAGTTGCACGTACATTTGCTCAAAGAGATGCAGATTTATTATCGCCTGAAGCAATGAAATTTGGGTCAATAACAATTGAAGAATCAAAGGGATTTTCTATGATGATGATGATTCAAAGATTACGATCATTAGTATGTGGTCAACATTATTTACCTGCACATTCACATTATGAACCAACTATAACAAGGGGTCTAAATAAAGAAATTATATGCTCATGTGATAATGATTTATATTCATACAAATTGATAATCTTCGGTACACATTTTGCTATACAACACTCCGATGTAAAGTATGTATTTGTTGGGCCTAGAACTTATTTAGATTACATCTTTACAATATCAGATATGCTAAATAATGTATCAGTTATAAAGAGTGTTGATGAATATGCTGATTTTCGACCAATATTAAGTATTATTAGTGATTCAATACTGCAGTATCAACCGCATAATGAATTAGTTACTTTTTTCAAATCATATGAAGCATTATGTCTTTTCCTCTCCGATGTAAGGTCAGATCCTCTTGTAAATTGGGAACCAATTATAGATTGTATCAAAGGACTGGTCGAAACCTCAAATAAGATAAGTGAAGTGACCATTACGGAAGAGGAGGCCACATTAGGATTGATTGCACATGGGCATTTAATTGACCATAAATCATTATTAGCAAGAATAATAACAGCATTAGATAAACTAACACCAATCCAATTAGCTGAAGCGTCCTCTTTACATAAGTTTTTATTCTTTGCAGAAGTAGATACTAGTGCAGGTATAAATAAATTCTTAAAACGAGTTCATACCCCAAGGAAAGTAGAGAAGAAGAATCTCAATGACCTCTTATGGATGACAAAAATGGAATTTATATACAACTTCATATCTCGACATAATGTAAGTCCAAATATATTAGAACCTGAGAATGTCCAATTATTTGTACATTCTATAATTAATACTAAAGAATATGAAAAAATTAAAGCACAACCACTCTCTTTCTGGAAGGATGTTAAATTTGGGAAATGCTTAGATTATCAAGAAACTGGCCATCCAGTAGAATATGCTAAGGATAAAGGAGCTATAACTACGAATGTAAGATTCGGGCCAACAGATGCTAAGGGGGAATTAATACAAGTGATGGAAGATCCAGATTACAAGTCAGATGATTTCTTACATGATATTGATTGTTCACCTAGGCCACATAAAGTTTATCGCACTAAATCTAGTGAAAAATCAAAATTTGTAAGATTTCCTGTGAGATTATGTGAGAAAGAGA